TCATTGTTTCACTCCTTAACATACTTGGCATACTCTTCAAGAGGAACGCCCAGTTTTTTTGCTATAGCAACCTGACTCGGCGAAAGCCGGACAGTACGGCGCGCACTATTTATTCCCGAACTACGGGAGGCAGGGGCAACAGCAGGCGCGGAACGCTGTTGTCTGGATTGGTCTCTAAACTTGTCAGGAAAAGTATTCTTAACACGTTTATCGAGTTCAGTATAGTACTCATCTGAATTAGGGTCAACACCTTCTTGTTCAACAAGTGTTTGGTGTATGCCCCACGCAGCATAAGTCATCACGCGGTCTTGTCCAAACCACGAGTTTTGTTCTGCCCACTCCTCTGCACGAGGGCTAGGAGCAGGACGCTGAGGTTGTTGCTGCACAGGCGCTTGTTGAACAGGAGGAGCGTTGCGATGTCTCTCAACTTCCTCTTGTTGCGTGTGTAGCCAAGAAGCTACCTGACGCTGCTCGCCACTCAATGCAGACAAGCGCTCTTGCGCTTCCAACTCAGTGTTGATGTCGTTCTCTTCACGCGCTTTGGCGATGATTTGACGCAACTGAGTTTGCTGTGTCTCCAGACGTGTCTTAGCTTCGTTCAAACGGCTGTAGTCCGTCTGTACAAGCTTCTGTTGAAGAGATTGGGTCTGGTTCTGCAGGCCCTTAGCGTATTCAAGGGCTGCTTGCTCACGGCGCTCGGCCTCGCGCATGCGCGCAGTAAGCTTGGAGATACGCTTTTGCACGCCTTCGCTAATCTCATCCAACTCATTCTTAGGAGCGGACTCTTGTTCAGGCTTTTGGAAAATATTAGCTTCTGGTTCAGGTGCCGCAGGACTTTCGTCGCCCTCAGGACGGTCAAAGCTCACATCTGTGGCTTTTTCACCTTCTCCAAGGTCAAACTCAAGTTGCGAGTCATTCAGTACTTGTGTCATATGCTTCCTTACATGTGCAGAATGTCATCTGGATCGCTGATGCGAGCCAAGATTTCGTCGTCATTGAGAATACGGATTTCTCCACCGCTGATGCCCATCCTTGCGCCCGCGTAACGGCCAAAAATGATCCAATCGCCTTCTTTACACCAAGGACCGTCCGGAAACTTGTCGGTGTCTTTGTATGCGAGTGGGCCAACGGCCAAAACGTATGCGCAAGTGGTAGTGAGTTGCTGTCGTTCCAAGGTTTCTTCGGCTAATTCAATGCCGCCCTTGGTTTTCTTAGCGCCTCTGTAGGGCAACACCACAACACGCCAGCCAGTAGGCTGCGGCAGGTGATCCTTGATGTTTTCGATGCGCTGCTCTTCTTCTGCCTCTTCTACAGCAGCAGCCTCCGCAGCAGCGGCTTCAGCGGCGGCTTTTTCAACCGCTTCCTCAGCCCATCGCTTCTCTAATGCAGTCATTTCCATCTGTTGGTCCTTTATTGATCAGAGTTCTTGTTCAAGGCATCCTGTATGGCTTCCTGAACAAACGCATAACCCTCTAACCGGCCCATCAAATGTTTGTACTGCTCCATCGATTTGACATTGCCGCTGCTAACGAAGTCTTTAGTCTCGTTCTCAAGCCTGCGAATGGCAAATATGACTTTCTCTGCAAATTCAAGCATGGATAACTCCAATGAAGCAGACAGATAGACCCCTGTCCGAAGGTTACGTGTGCATTATGCACACTATTACGCTATTTTTACCTTCTTAAATGCATCTTTTCGGTAAACATACGTCACATGTGGATCATTTTGTGGCGTTTTTACACGTTTTGGCGCTCCGGACATCTCCTTGGGCGCTTTTTTAGGACTTTTTGTTGCTTTGGCTTGCATTTTTTACCCCTTGTTGAGCATTTTTGATCGCATCTTGTGAACTTTTTTGTGCAGCAGCCTGTTGTTGCAGTGCAATACGCGCTGAATCAAACTGAACATCGTTCTGTTCCTTCATTTGATCAAGGCTAATGCGCTGTTGATCCATCTGGAGCTTGGCTTGGTCGCGTTGACCGTTCTGAGCGATCTCTTTTTCCTTCAATTTGACCAAAGGATCGTCCTGTGGAGGACCTTGCAACTGCTGCTGCAACTGTTTGACCTCTTGGAAGCCCTGTGCGACCTTGATCGCGACCATTGCCTCACGCTGCAAGGACGAAACCAGTTGATCTGGATCCGTGCCGTACTGCATGAACAACTCAGCTTCCACTTCCTCTTCCGCCTTCAAACGGATGTGCTCAAACACGTGCTTTTGCAGCGTGACAGCAACGTTTGGCATGCCTTGCAGCATTGGGCTTAGACCAAACATCAAATGCGTCATGATGTGCGCATCGTGCTGCTGTCCAGCAAAGGCTTTGAGTGGCGAGCCGTCCAAAGACTGCGCATTCTCGCTTGCAGGATCCTTTGGCTTGTCCACTTGTTGGCTATTCAGGATTGTATCGATATCCCGCACGCCAATCGCTTCATACATGCGGCGATAGGCCTCATACATGTTGTGCATCTGCGGTGCGCTCTGCGCCAATTGCAGTTGTGTCTGCGCCATCGTGATACGCTGGGCAACAGAGAAGATGTTGGGATCAGAAACAGGCAAAACATCGATGCGGTCATCAAAGTCTTTTGCCTTAATCCTGCGGCTCTCGCCGGGAACATCGTATGGGTACTCAGCAGGCAGATACTCTGCAAAACCTTTGGCCAATAATTGGAATTCCATGCGCTGGCTGTAGTGCAAACGCTTGTGAATCGAGGACATCACTGCACTGCCCTTTTCAAGCAATGCAATCGTCGTTCCCACAGCAGCATTCTGGTTGCTGTCACCCACTTGCATGTCGGTAATGCTTGCCAAACGTCGGCCAGCATCTACGCAGAAGCCCAAAAGCGCAAACAAAGTCTGACTTGGCTCTTTGTATGGCAGTGGCAAGAGTGACGCAGACAATTCTGCACCACCTGCGTCCATATCCCTGAACTCACCGGGCGAGAGCGGTGTATCGTCGTTTGCGATCCGCGCACCCTTGGCTTTAAAGCCGGCAGGCAGGTTAGCCAGCGTTCCAGCGTCCACCAACTGCTGCAATGCAGATGTAGCTGTCTTTGTCAGACCACCAACCAAGTGCAAGAAGCCCAAGCCATACGCTCCGGGGCCCTGCACAAGCAAATAATGCACGTAGTACTGCTTACGCGCAAACAGAGGATCGCCCTCTTTCCAGTTACGGCGCACACCCACAACAGATTGAGAAATCTCATCAATTGTTACGATGTATGGCAGCTTAATTCCAGTCTCTTCGCCGTCTTCATCCTGATGCTCAAAGCCTCGGATGTCCAAATCAACCAAGAACTCCAGCAAACAGATCTCTTCTTCCACACCAGTAGGGTCAACGCCTGTTGTGCGGTCTGTTTCCTTCTTGATGATGCTCTGGCCAGTTTCCGCAGCCGTTGTCATCTGCGCTGTATCCAAGTACTGACCACGCAACACCGCTTTGCGGTAATCGTTGGTGGACATCGGAACGCGGTGCGTGATCCGCTGGCATTCGCTCATCACCGATGAGCCTGTGTACGGGATATAAAGGTTATCTGGCAGCACCAAAGCGCTCACCATCCGGCCCTTGGTCTCGTCAAAGTACACTTTCTTGAACGCTGAGCCACCAAAGCCTACATAGAACAGCAACTGATCAAAGTCAGGCGTGTACTCTTCCATCACTGTCGTGATTTGGTAGTTCATGAAGTCACGCACGCGGTCCGCTTGCATCAACTTTTCACGTGTTTCCTTGCCCAGCACTTGCGTGCGCACAGGACCGCCCGCAGGCAAGAGTTCTTTGAGTGCTTGTGACTGAAACTGAACAATACTCTCTGTCAAAAGTGGGTGCTGCACGCCGCACGCGCCCTTGAATGGCTTGGTGCGCTCTTCAAAGGTAAAGCCAAGCATCTTCATGCCCTTGCTGTACTGCTCTTCCCACTCTTTGCGTGAAGACTTGTCAGCATCAAACAACGACATCAAGTCAGACGAGATAAGCTGCAAGACATCAGGCTCAATGACCTCGGCCAAGTTGCTGTCATACGGCACATCATCGTCTTCTGCGCCAATGTTTACAACAACTTCACCGGTTTCTGTATCAAACTCAATGTCAATATCCGAGGGCAACTCATCTTCCATCTCAACGGCAACATCGCCCTCAGGCAAGTCGTCGATTGTCATGTTCTTTTCAATTGGCATGTTGTGTCCTTACAGATATCTGCGGTTATCGTTGGGTTGGCGCTCGATCATACCCCCAGTAGCGCGTTGCGCGGGCGGTTGAAACATATTCATTTGAATTGTGCGCGCTGCATTTAGTGGTGGAGGAGGGGGAGCAACAATCAAACCTTTGTCCTGAAATAGTTGCTTAATGCTGAACGGTATGTCTTTAGGGTTTAATGCATTGACCAAATCTAACATTTGTTCTGCATAGTCCTCTGGCACCACGTTGCCTGTTCTAACGCCGTTGCCATTCATCTGGGTAATGGTGTTTGCTTTGTGTGGTAATTTGTTGGCTACCTTGGGCGTCACAAATTCAACGTTGTTAACAGCGTGCCCATTTTTGTCGTACAGGCTAAAGAGGCGAACCTCTCCGTTTATTAACGCATTAATACCGTTGTCCATTGGACCATATGTGCCAGCTTCCGCATAGCCGCCTATTGAATTACCCAAAAACTTTGCTTGAATTAAAGAAGCTTTTGGATCGGTAATCTCGCGCCATGTCATACCGCTTGAATCAGTTGGCAAAAATTCCTTAGTGCCAAACTGACCAAGTTCAGGAGGAACGGGTTTTTTCGCTGAGGCTAACTTGTCGACTGTGCGAACTTTTTCTTTAAATACTTCTGCTTTTGCAAATGAGGGGAGAGCTTTAGCATAAAACTCAGGCACGCTCATCTGTGCAAGGTCTTTAGGATCCATTTTCATTATTTCTTGTGCAAACTCATACCTTTGCATGCCAAATGCATCGGGAATGCCCATGTACGTTAAATCCGTAATGGGCACATCTGCCTGTAACGCCATAATTCCTTCTTGCCGCTTTGGTGCATTTGCTAAAGCGGGATACAGATCCGCATATTGAGCAACGCTACTTGGGCTTACACTTTCAACTAATTGATCATCTATCAAACGAGAAATTTTTGGCTCAAGCACCGTGTTAAACAATGTTGGGTTATCCGCCAACTTTTGCCGAATGTTGGCAACTTCTTCCGCTGCTTTTTTAGGAGGCAATTGATCCGCATTCTTTTTAGTCAATCGCAACAAAAACTCATCTGGAATAATGTTTGGATTAGCTTTTATCTGTTGCAAAATTGTTTGTTTAAACGCCTCTGCTGCCACCCTGTTGTCGTCTAACCCAGCCCCTGTTTGCTGAACACGGAAATTACTTACATTCATCATCCGGTCAAAACGTTTTTCTATTTCCTTCATTGCCGTGACATCACCTGCCCTTGAAGCATTAATCAGGGCCTGTGGGAATTGTTCTTCTAACGGAGAATCTTTTGGAAGTTTAATACGACCACCAATCAAAGCTTCGCGTAAAGGATCCGATATGCTGCCTGCTTTAGTCTTAAAGTAGTCGCGGAGTTTTGTATCAATAAACTGCTTTGCCGCTTCTTTGTTTTCGGCTGGTGCTCTAATAAGGTCTAACGTTCCTATATAACCTTTTATTGCCGCATCCAACGAAGATACTGGCTCGTCTTCCACGCTCTTTGCCGTTGGGAATACACCGCCAGCAGGGCGGCGGATATATGACGCACCGGGAACTGCCAACTGCTGGTTGTACTGCTGGAAGTCACGCGCCGCTTCGCCCGCTTTTTCCGCTACAGCACCCGCAGCCTTCACACCCGTGCGCGTGACGCCAGCAGGATTCACAAGGTTACTACCTAAATCACCCGCACCGTAGAAGCCGGCTAAGGTTGGATCCGTAGATGGGGTAAACCCTAGGCCCGCGGCCCGTGATTGTTCTTTCAAATACTCACTGCCCATGAACGGTTTCTCAACATCGTAGCCAAAAGGACGCATTGCCATCGTTGCAAGATCAACAGGAGCACCCAAAATATTCTGCGGCACGTTGGTCATGCCTTTAAGAAACTCTATCTGACCCTGACCAGACTGCAACGCCTGCGAAACAGGGCCTGCCTTGCGACCAATACCCGACTTCTGCGCAATAAACGCAGGGGTATTGCTTTCCATCGCCAAACGTTCTATCTGCTGCGGGGTCAAACGCGGCGCTACTTCACCTTCTTCAGGACTTCCGTCTGCACGATTGACAGGAATACGGATATTGACGTCAGGACCTTTACTGCCCACATACGCTCTACCCAATTCACCCGCCAAATCACGTGGGCTAAAACCCTTGGTTACAAATTCCGTCAAAGCATTCTTGGCAGACTTGACAAGCTTCTCGCCTGTGCCCATCTTCTCGTACTCCGCGACCCGCGGTCCGTGGAAATCGTACCTGTCTGTAATGACAGTAGCGCCATCTGGCGTCTGCTTGTATTGAAAACCACCCAACGTATTCCTAATGTCCACGTACCCCGGACCGATCTCCTTGCCAGAAGGATAATCTTGATAATCCACACGGCCCTTGCCACCACGGGCTTGACTTCTGCTAATCGCATCCATCATGGCCATCTGTTCCTTGGCCGTAAAATCTTTTTCAGTAATCGGTGTTCGCCTGCCCGTCATAACGTCTACAAAAGTTCTAGACGCTGCATCAAAGAATGGCTCATCTTTGCGCTCGGTTACCTCACCACCGTCCGCCATCATCACAGGCGTAACGCTTAAATCAAGAGAAGCTAATTTGTTGACGGGCTTGTAGTTGGCAAAGAACGTTTCCGTCTCCGTCTGCTTGTTCTCGTTAAAAGCCTTGTCGTCCTCTTCGTCTTGCGCATCAGCCAAAGCCGCTAAAGCAAAAGCGGCCTGATAGCTTGCGGGCATGGACTTGACATCCACCTTTGCCATGGCTGTTTTAGTTGGGGCAGGGGCAGGAGCGGGTTGGGCCTGATCTGCTTTTGCCATTGGAGGCAGGGACTCGGGCAAAGGCTCACGGTCCTTCTTTGCCATTGTTTCACGTGGAACATCCTTGCCAAGGAATCCCTTGACACGCTCTACATACGTCTTGGTTTCTTGGGGGAGTTTCTTTGGGTCGGCACCAGAAGCAATCCATTTGTCCGTGGAGCCCGGGCCCCAGTTATACGCAATCAAAGCCTTCTCTGTATCACCATACTTTTGCGTCATGGCCTGCAAGTAATCTACGCCGACCCTTGCAATTTCGTCAGGAGATGATGATTTTGCAGGGATAACGCCAAAGCCGGGATCCTTAATGGTCTTGGGCATGACCTGCATCTCACCAAGAGCACCCTTGGGACTGGTGGTCAGAGTTTTACCATCTGCCGCGTACCGCTTGCCACGGCTCTCGGCCTGCTTAACAGCAGCAACTAACTCTTCAAACGTCTGTTGGGCCATGGTCCGAGGTCCTCGTCAAATATTCAAGACATTTTATGCGGCATTTCAATAATACTCAACAGGGCTTGTGTCGGGCTCTGTCTCCTCATTATCGTCAGACTCCAACGCAATAAAGTTGCCAGCACGAAATCTCGTCCAAGCCATCACCGCGGTATCCACTTGGTCGTCATTGTTGCCATTAGGAAAAGCCGCGCATTCCTCTACAAGGTCCTCGGCCCACTCCTTACCTTCAGGATACCAGATCATTCCGGACTCCAATAGAGGAGCAACAGCATTGGCTCGGCTGACCTTATCTTGTCCTGACTTCCTACCACCGGGCGAGAACATCGTGACAGGGATGCCCATCTTACGCAGTTCCTGCTGCAAGGGCGTGCCAGTCGCTTTCGCCTCAATCAAAACATTATCAGGCTGCCAATACATGTATTCATCTTTGGCCATCCGTTTAAGTTCAGGAAAGTCCCACCGGCCTTTGCGCACATTAAGCAGCATCAGGTTTGCACCCGAGTCCGCATCAGGATAGAACACACCCCACGTCGAGATGACAGAGAAGTCAGCAGTCTCTTTCTTTGAGTACGCCGTGTCATACACCTGAATCAGATACTCACACTCTGGTGGATCATCGTACTTCCACTTGCGCCACCA